GTTAATGTCAGGCTGATAACGCGAAAGCCACTGCAGCAGCGGGATGATCACGGCATCGAGCTCGCCGCTGTGATCGGTGAGCACGATGCGCGCGGGAACCCGGTACTCATGCGAAAGATGGGCGCCACGATAGAACTCGATGCGGCCATCTTCAATGAAGGTGAGTAGACGATCTGGGTTGCGCTTGAGGTCGGGGATCCGTTCGACCAGATAGGCGCGCAGGGAGTGGAGCTTTTTCAACGTTGCACCTCATCCATGAAGCTACGCTTGCCCTTGATCGTGCCGGCTATCTTTTCGCCGCTGCGTCCCGCGATGTACCCCCCCACGCCCAGTGTCATGAGGTTCCACATCTGATCGGGCAGTTCCAGCTGCAAGCCGACGTTGAACATGGCGCCCAGGTAAGGGGCAAGAAGATAATTGTTGGCGATGATGGCCACAATCACGGTCATCAGAAGGGGGCGCCAGTTGCGTTGCAGCCAGCTTTCGCCCTGCACTTCAGCCAGGAGCACTTTCATCTGGGCATTAAGCTGGGTGTCTTGCTGGTCGATCAAGCGGCGCTTCAGGTCGGCCTTTAATCGGGCGGCCTGGTCCTTGTCGGTGACAGCCTTGTCGATGACGTCGAATACTGGCCCCGCCACGTTGCCGAGAATGTTCTGGATAAGGCTCATGCGGCAACCTCCAGGCCCTGAGCATGCCGACGATGAGCGGCGGCAAGCTTGGTGTCGTAGTCGTTTTTCTCGAAGTCAGGGCCGTTGTAGCGGCGGGCGAAGTCTCGCCAGTCGTGGCGGCGCAGGGCGTTGTGAATGGCGCGGTCGGCTTCGATGAAGCGAACAAAGGCTTCGAGTTGATGGCCTTCGTTTGCGCGCATTGCTTCAAGCCAGGCGTGAGCGCTGGCGTACCCCAGGCGTGACCAGTGAAAGCCCATAATCTGAAACGCGCCCCAGGAGGCTGACTCGATGGCCGCTTCGTTGTGTAGTTCGCGGGCCTTGTCGAGGCGTTTATGCTCGCGATAGCCGCCGATATAACCACCAGGCGCAGCGTTGACCAGACTGGGGTGGCTGCGCCCGAAGGCAACGGGGCTCACGCCGTAATGTTCGAGACGGCGGCGCATAATGTGGCGTTCATAGAGAATCACAGGCTCGCCATTTCGGGGGCCGCCGAAATGGAACCCCACGCCACGGCTCTCGACTTCGTTGACCGCCATGACGGCTGCAAGATCCACTTCGAGCGTGTCAGCGGCGCCGACCAGGTCAATCTGGCGTAGCGCTTTGGGATCGTCGCCCTGGATGAGCGCTCGGCGCGTCTTTCGGCCGGCGATGCCGTCGACTACCAGGTTGTGGGCTCGCTGGAAATGGCGCACGGCTGTTTCTGTGATAGACCCATAGAGACCATCTGGCTCTAGGCCGTAGCCGCGCCGGTTGAGATCCTGCTGTAGGGCTGCGACCTGGTAGCCGCGGTCTCCGATGCTGAGCATTAGAGCCTCCGAAGTTGGATGACGTGAGCGACGTTGCCGCGGGCGCGAACCACAAGCGCGGCAAGAACTAACATGACGACAGCGATACCCCAGCCACTGGGGCAGGCAGTGCCGGTCAGAATGCGGATAGAAACGGTGCCGGTACCGGCGATCAGTAGCCACGCCAGGCAGGCATAGCCCGCGCGGTGGCGGGCCTCGCCACGACGAAACGTTAGCAGCCGGATGCAGATCAGCGAGGCAGCAAGCAAGGTGAGCAGCGAGTCGACCTGTATCACTTCTTTCCTCCTAGCCAGGCTTTGAGATCCAATGTATTGACACCTTCGATGGCTCGAAGCCCGGCGGTAACGCTGACGGCAGCGGCGATAAACGCCGAGACGGCGGAGTGTTCGAGCATGTCGCCTAGTGTGGCGGGGCCGCCGAGGTAGCCGATCAAAAATGAAATGGCGAGATAAGCGAGGCGCTCGAGCAGGCCCAGCTCTTTGGCGCTGATAACAAACAGCGCGGCGCCGCAAAAGGCCCCGACAACAGCATTTGCATCGATGCCCGGCAGCATTCCAATAACAAGGGCTGCGAGCGACGCGGTAGTGGCGGCGGCGGCGGTGCTGGGTTCTGCCATAAAGTTCTCTTCGTTTTTTCGTCAGCTCCAGAGCTGGACGGTGTTAACCACGACGGGGGCTGACTGCTCTTCGGGCAGCTTGACCAGGGTGCCGTGGGGCAGGATCGGGCCGAGATCGGCGAGTCCCGGGTTCATCTTTAGCGCTCGCTCGGTGACGTCGGCGGTGGTACCAAGCACCCGATAGCAAAGCTGGTCGAGTGTCTCGCCCTGGTGGGTGCGAACGGTTGGCACTAGATCAGCTCCACGACGGCATGGCTTTCGTCTAGAATTTCACTGACGGCCCAGCGGGCGTCGCGGCGGTAGTCATCGGCGGCGAGATCCTTGGCTTCGCCACGATCGTCACCTTCGCCGGTTGCGCTGTAGTCGCGGTAACGCTCTAGCAAACTGGACAGTGCGGTGGCGTAGACGGCCCGGCGATAGAGAAGCGTGTGATGCCCTTTGCTTTGCCACGCGGTGCGCGGAATATCTGCGGCGGCTGCTGTGCCTGCCAGCTGCTGTTCTTCCTGGAAGGGTGCGAGCTGCCGGTTGATGTCGGCCATGGCCACTTGGAGCGCTTGTTCGACCCGGGCGTTGGTGACGGTGGAGTCAATACGCTCGGCGTCACGAAAGTTATCGATGGCAAGGTCTGGCCAGAACCCATTGTTGGCGATAGCGTCAGGTGGAGTGGCGGTCTCGCCGGTACCGTAGGAGATCAGCGACATGGCGGTATCTCATGTTTAGAAAGGGGGTGGGCTGGGTGTCGAGCAAGACAGGTGTCAGCTCTAGCCCGGCGCCCCCTTGGCGTCGGTGTGCGACTCGTTTGGGCGATCAGGCGGTGGCCTGGCCGCCTTCGTTCTGCTGTTGCTTGAGCTCGCGCTCGAGCTTTTCGATGTCTTTCTTAACGCCGACCCGGTCATTCAGTTGCAGGGCGCGGCGTAGGCATTCAAGCGCTTCGCTCGGGTTGCGTGACCCACGGTGGGCGTAGCCAAGGGCTTTGTGCAGCTTGGCGCGGATCTGATCGTGCATATCGGCGTCGCGGGTTAGCGCTTCGGCGCGGCTTAGGCGCATGACCATGTCGGCGGCTTCGACAGCGGCAGCGGCTTCCCCTTCGGCGTCGCCAGTCTTGGGCGCCTCCAGGCGGGCCAATGCTTCCTCGGCAACTTGCTCGGCAACGATCGAAGCGGTGTCCCGCTCGAAGCGGTCCGGGGTGTCGAGGCCGTGACGTAGGGCATACTCAGCAACTTCAATGCCGCCTTCCAGGTCGCGGACGTCGAGACGCCAGAGCATGATGGTCATCAGGACGTCATCTTGAGCGCCTTTGCCGCCCTCGATAACGCCGGCCACATAGGCCTCAAACTCGGGCAACATCTCGCGCTTTTTGGCCACTTTGGCCTCAATCGACTTGATGTCCCTGAGGGTACGGCGGGCCTCCCAAAGCGCGGCGGCATGCAGCTCGTACTGCTCGCCACCCTGGGCGGCGCGGGGGTCGGCAGCCCCCGCCGCTTGCGCGGCGGTGGCTCGTTGGTAGTGCTTACGGGCAGGGCTAATCATTGGCTACTCCTTAAACCGACCAATCTCCGAACACGATGTTCTCGACCAGGCAGCCCGCGCCGAAGTCTTCGACCACGTAGGCGTCGTTCGAGGACTCGTAGTTCTCGACGCGCTTGCGCTCTGGCTTATCCCGGATATAGCGGCGGCGGCTGCCTTCCTGCCAGTAGATCGAGAGGTTTTCGGGCATGGTGATAAACAGGCTGCCATCCGGGTAGAAGGGCACTCGCGCGGCTTGTTGACCGCCCATGCGCTTCTGGCTGATAACCATGTCGAGGGCTTGGGCCTCAGTGGGCGTGCCGGCGTGCTCTTGGATCAGCGGGAAGTATTTGTCGGACATTATTTTGCGACCACAGATCACGCTCAGGTCGGTGGACTCGCGGTGCCAGGGGTCGATCAGCTCGTTAACCACGTCGTAAACCAGGGCGTCGAGGTTTGCGTAGTCACCGCCAGGGCCGACGCGTACTTCTCCCGCTGTGGCGCCGCCGGACAAGACGCGGGCAGCGGCTTTCTCACGGTAGTGCTGCAGCCAGCCTTTATTCACATCTTGGAGAAGCGGGTTGGCAGCGCGATCAGTGGCGGGCGCGCCACTGGTGCCGTTGAAGCCGATCATGATGCGGTCGAGGGCCTGCTGCTGAACAATCGCGTTGCGCACCCGGGTTTGGAAATCCGCGAACTTGGCCCAGGCGTCGAGCTTGGACCACGGTAGGAAGGTGTCGAACTCGGTGGATAGGCACTCGTAGCCGTTATCGTCCAGGCTGGATAGATCGCGCGGGGTGCGGTCGTTTGTGCTGGTGTTGGTGCGGCCAGCGATAGGGCCAGAAAGGCCAAGGCCGAGCTTTTCACCCTTAATCTCGTCGACGCCGACAATGTTGATCATGCCGAGGAACTGGCTGGACTCCTGGATCTTCGATTCCAGGGTTTGCTGAACGCTGGGCTCAACAGCAAAGCTCTCTGCGGCGCTGGGCACGCCAGAGAGTGTGGCAACGCGGGAGAGCAGGGCGTTATAACTTTTACGGGTATTGTTACGCATGGGCGGCGGCTTCCTCAGCAGTCAGTGAGCTGCGCATTCCCGCCGCCGGTGGCGGCGGCGCGACTCGGGGTGTCGGGTGTGTGGTCGAGCTTGGTATAGAGCTCATCTAACCGAGCTTTGGTCGCGGCGTGCGCCTGCTCGAGCTCGGTGAATGATTCGGCGGATGGGCGGCCCTCAAGGTCGGCGACCAAGGATTGGTGCTTCTCAACGAACAGGCCGAGGGTTTGCTCGAGCTCGGTGCGGAAGTCGGCAAAGCCCTTGTCGGTCTTGGCGTCGTGCTTCTTGAACAGCGCCTTCACGCGCTCGGCAAGGCTAGGGCCTTGCTCTGCGGGTTTTTCCACAGAGAAGTCCAGCTCAGTTTCCACCGCGG